CCCAATTTGGGCATACACGCCTCTTCGCTCGATATCTCTGATCCTTATGCCTAAGGCTCAGATACATCGATTTAATCTCACCATAAATAACACTTAGGTATAACCCAGGAGGATTATACTTATTCCCTCGAAGGAATCTTTGAGGACCTGTAAAGGACCCATCCTCTTTAATACTAATACCGCTTCGAATGGGTTCCCAAGAGAAGAATCTCCGGGAGCCGTTCGCATCGTTACACGTATTCGAGAGACTGAGGGGAACGCGAATACCAGCATCCTTAGCACCACTGAAAGGTATCCTGTTACGGAACCTACCAGGTAGTGACTTTAGGAGTACGTGGATCACTCTAGGAAGAGGAATCCCGGTATAAGCAGACCACTCATTTAGTGCATTTATAGCGACAACGCGATCTTGTGCTGAATCCAGCTTCTTTATGAAAACTGGACGCACCGGTTGGCCAAATAGCCAATCAGCACCACAAGACTCGCGAAAACCTCCCTCAAAGAAGGTTTTCGAAGGATTTGGTTCAAAACCACACTTGCGCAAGTACTTAACGAGATAATGGTGCGCCCAGAGAGGGCTCACAATATCATCACCAAATACGGCTACAAGATGGTCCTGACCATACCTGCCAAAAATATTCTGACAGGCCTTCGATATGCAGGCAAATATGATAGTTTGCAATGGGAATGTGAAACCACACCCCATAGTTGATATCATATATAGCGGGATAACATCGTCACCGATTTCTGTCGTTGGAGATCGAAGCATAAGGATTAAGTCATAGACCCAATCCGGAAGCATCTCTCTCGCAAACGACATACTAATGGAATCAGACGCTGAGGTAAGATCGATGGTTGAAAACAACCCTCTTTCAGACCCCTCCCGAGCTAGTTGCTGATTGATTGTTGGTTGAAGGGCAAGATCTATTCCGAAGAAAGACCTTAACCGATTTTCCAACAATCGTCCGAAACCCAACTGGAAATACATATTAACAGTGGGCTCCGAACAAATCAAGCGACTTGTCTGCGAGGTTTTTGGAACGAAGATAGTCCTAGACCCCTGGACGAGACGGGGGTCGCCAAAGAGGCCGTGGCGGAATGATTCCGCAGATGACCACTGAGGCAACGCACTTACTCTCGAACTGTACTCATCGTACAGCATCTGGCTCGTGCACGTTAACACCGAGCTCCATAGCTTCCCATATAGAGAAGTGTTTGGAGAACCGATATTGACGCCAGGTCCTAGACGCCCGTTATAAAACAGGTCGTCAAAGGACTCAACTAACGGAAGGCCACGTGGGTGGAAAAAACGATCGAGAAGCATCTTCGTTTCACCGAAGACGACACGATCTATTTCCCATTCAGCTTCAAGCTTAAACGTTCGGCATTTAGCATTAGCTAAATGAAAAGCGTATTCAGCAACAATATCCGCATCAAAACTGTCTTTTGGAATTAACTTCCTAAGAAGGTCGCGACGGAGGATATTAGCAGCAGCCTCCTGATAGGGATTATACAAGATTGCACAATCCAGAGCAAGGGCACCTTCAATCTCATCAGGCAAACTTGCCATGAGACATCTCCAGTAATGTATTAAATGATCTAGATTTAAACAACACCAACTACCACTTCGTGATAGCAGAGTTCGAGTAACACCCTAATCGCAGCCCGCTCTTGGATCGTAAGCAAACGCTTCGTATCCTCGCGCTGGATTTGACCAAGGAGATTAACAAGGACTCTGTATGGACACCCCTCCAACTGAGGAGTAACCATTTTGGATGTGTTTACAAGCAGCCCTATGGCTGCGGGGAATCGCCTACTAGCAAAGCGGTAAGCTGCGTGATTAACGCAGGATTTACCCCAGCAACAAGCGCAATCCCTGCTAAGATCAAAACCCACGAATGTTTCTTTAGCTTTTTCATGTGACACCTGTAAATACCTCTTATAGCATTATAAATGACTTAAAGGGAATAACTTTTAATCCTAGTCAGGAATTAAAAGACCTTTACGAAGTAAAGGAACAGGCGTCAGATGACGCCGGAAACAGCTGTATTGCCAATCTCAGCTGAGATCTGAGCAATAGCTCCGTGAAGGAGCGACAGCATTGCACGAACGTTGGGCGCATCGGCGACGTCGGCACCTGCCGGCACGTCGATGGTAACCCAGGCTTGTGCATTACGTGAAGCTTGACCTGCAAGGGGAGTTACACCCTTTCGCACGCCAATCTTGTACGTATTCATGGGAACATTACGAAGAACGCCAGTCGCAGGATCAACTGCAGGGAGAGCCCGCAAAACGGGAGGTCTCATCAGTGTGATCGTGAACGGACGTGAAGGTGAGGACGCAGTGTCCACCCCCGACTGAGTACCGCCAAGCGCTGTTACAGCATATTGCTTACCAGCAGAAGTTGGCGCTGTGTCGACCGCCAGGGTATACGTAGGCGAAGTTAAATTCGTCTGCGCTCCCCCAGTAACGGGCGACGTAAGTGTAAATGACATATAAACCCCTATTTAAAGGAAATAATATTACCGTTTAGAAAACAGTTTCCAAGTACTTTGAATAGCTACTGCCGCAGAGTTGATATATGGAGTTATTGATGTCGGAACCTTTATTTCAAAGGTAGGCATCAAATCACTTTCATATAATTGATCGCGGTAAAAGCTCTTAGACTTGAATTCTGCGTTACCGCCATAAGCCGACATTTGATAAATCGCATAGTCTGAGAAGAGGTTACGTACAAAACCCGTAGGTGTAGGCAAACCATTACCAGCGAAGGTAACGGTAGTCTCATTACGAGTTGTGACACAACCCCACGCCAGTCTAGACGAGACAAATGACAAGCTCTTGACAATGTCGCCAACATTGACGACATAGTCAAGCATCCACGAGTACGGAATGACGTCCCATATAGTAGGCAGAAAATCCTCAGGCAAAAGCCTAAGTTTTGCAGCCGTACTAATGTGACCTTCCGAATCAACTCCTGTATGGTACCCACCCTTGTATGTCACAGAATACTTAGTCACGGATGACTTATTTAGACTGTATGACATACCACCAGGGAGCGGAGGAACATATGTTCCCCCACTAGCGGAATGGTAATCACTAGCGTTCGCGCTAATGGGAACCATTTCGAACCTTGTACCGCCAGCATCAGCAATGAGCTGAGCGATATCGTTCGAGGTCGGAATAATTCCGAACTTAAACTCAAGGTAAGTACCAGTAACAGCATCACTAAGCCCTTTTACACCAACTGGACCACGAAACGATCTGGACCTCTTTAACTTAGAGATCTTAGATCCGTAGCCCACAAGTGCTTTCCGGAGCGAAGTGAGAGGATGGCGTATGGAATTAAGCGTAGACTGCAATTCCGCTATATTCTGACCGCCCTCGATAGAGGAGCGAGCAGAAATACAGCGTTCCATGAAATTGCGTAACGCCCGGTTGCGAACGGATGTGGCCATAGAACCAGGAACACCAATTATCCCATATGGGTTATCATAAGGAATGATACCCACAGTGGAATAAAAGTGAAGATTGGTTCTATGGAAAACGTCGGTAGGATCCCAAACGAGATAATTTGACACCGCGGAAAACGGCGTCACCTTATGACTGTAGCGCTCACCAGAGGCTACAGTAGTGGCATTAACATGAGCACGAATTTTAGACTTCCAGGTCGGATTTTTAACACCGTCAAGGAAGTTTGTCTTCTTGCTATTTAATGAAGTACCACGGAACGTATTCGGGGTTTTAGACCCAATTATAGTTCCATCACTCTTCTGATTCCACGCAGTGCTGGCATAAACATAGTCAACACTGGTAGTTTCAGATTTGTGAGTAGTCTCGTTTGTCATACCAACTCCACTCGACTTTCTCCACGGTACGACCGATAGAGGGTAGCCGATATTTGAAATCTCCACAGCTCCTTGATTAAGGGAATTAATCCTTTACTAAGGGATTATAAGGCCACATGGCCGACTGTGAAGTGCAAGACATGCACCTGAATGGCGCAAGCCAGAAACGGGCCCCGAA